TTCTCTTCCGATACCTTGTTAGAGGTAACTGGTCGTGCATCTTCGTAACGATCCCAAGCAGCTCTTCCAGCAACTGCGTAACTGCTACCATTTCCGTGGTAGCTCTTTCCCGCAATTGTGAGAGTGCATGTAAATCCACTTGGAGAAGCTGTGATATGTTCCTCAAAGCTTCGAAGGGATCGATCTCCTGACTGGAGGAACCTGGTACGAGGGTGTTCTGTGCCCATTCTGCCAGTGTGCTTGATATCTCTTTGTTTCAAAGGCACTTTATCAATTCTAACAGTTGTCTTAGGTTTTCCTTGAGGTTCGCCTAGGTCAATGCTTAAAATTTTATTAACAGCCAGACTGGAGCTGTATCCAGTCAACATGTCAGTCCTGGACTCAATCAATCCTGAGATGAAGTTTCTACAGATATGATGAGCTACAGAGTATGGCACAAGGGAGGCAGCAATGTCATTTTTCTTCAGGAAAACATAGATGTCAAATAAGATTTCAGTGATCCTGTCATAGTCTTTCTTCTCAAGAACATATGACTCACATCTCACTACAGCGAGCAGATTCTCAAGCCCCATCTCACCTTTTTCCTTAGTGAAATGGAGACAGCTTGTCAAGCTCGTCCACGTTAATGCTGGGAACCATCTTCCTTCTTCTTTCCTTATTATTCTGCTGCAGAATAATATAGGACTTGTGATTGGGAGAGACTGGATCGTACCACCAACTTTGTCAGGATGTTGTATCTCAATGCCACACTCTTTGTAAGCAGCAGTAAATTTCACAACATCAATGTCCTTGCCATCATGCAGATAAACTAGATCATCAGCACATGTCATAAAGTACCCACCATGAAAAGGGTTTGTTCCTTCAGGTAGAGACTTCAGAAGAGCATAGGTACAGATGATCATGTGACACACGCTCCCAAGTAAGGCAGTGTGGTACATGCCACTGGGAATAGTTCCAATCAGTTGGGCAAGAGTCTCATCAAACTGGACTATAGGATATCCTATGACTTTGAAGAGGGTTGTATACCATGTCTCGGCCTCAGGATCAGCATGCAACTTAGACAAGACACGTAGGGACCTGGCGATAAAAGCAGGCAAGACGCTCTTGTCCCATCGTTTGACATCAATGTCAAGGTGGTGAGTGAACAGCAGTTGTTTTAGATATTCATTAAAGTGCAATATAGGATCTTTGCCTATAAATATAGGCCCTGACTTATTGCATACAGAAGCAGCGATGTGGCCAGACATTTTCCTCTCAATGAGGATGAGCTCAGTTCCAGCATTGTTAAACAAGCGCATCTTTCCTTTCTTTGCTTTGTTGATCGCAAGACATTCAGATTTCAATTCAGCTTTGAATAGATATACTGGGGGCTGACCTTTCTTAAACATCTCGACATCATGCTTAAATCGAGCACGTAAGGCATTACCCTTTTCATTGTCACGAAAATGGTATGTTTCCTTGAATGCTATAGCATCTCTTTTCATCATAACCTTATGAGCTTTCTCGCATATGATCCCAGCACCTGTGTCTAAAGTGACAGGACTAATGCCATCAATGCCATTCAACACCTCATGCTGGTTTAGCATGCGGTGGTCTTTTCCATAGTGTGCCTGCATCATGGTGGTTACAAGTTGCTCAGCATGTTCAAGGACAGGAACATCAGCATGGAACTCAGAGGTACATGAAGCCATTTGTGTAGTCAGAACACAATATTGACCTTTCCTGTTCTGGTGAATATCTGAAAAGTCAACTATATGCTTCAAATTGGAAGAAACAGGAATTTTCTCTATAGGGAGTTTTTCTATGATGTGGCTGCTGAAAGGAGTCTTGCTGTACATGCTGTTCTTTCGAGGAAATATGGTTCGAGGGCCTTTACCCAGAGGAGCACATCTGTTCTCGGGTAGGATAACATTCCCCTCTTCAGGTCTAATGGTGTCAAGATATGTCGTTACATCATCAGTAGCATAATACTGTCCGAAAGGCATGCGCATTGATGTAACATTCTTCTCTCCTGCTTGGAAAGTTCTCGACTCATAGTCAGCGAGAATATCAGTTATATTCTCTTTAATCAGGGCTGCAGCATATGCAGTAGAAGTATGATGAGAATATGAAATGTGGTATCCTACAAGGCATTGCGCTTTACCAGTCATGGCAATATATGGGTTACCACAGTCACCGACTTCAGGATGTAGTCCTCCAGTAGACATAGAGACAGAACTCAGTGAAAGAAGATTTTGGCTGACTTTCTGGTTTGTAGAGTCGAAATAATGAGAATGACACTCCTGGACGAACCGTAGGGATCCACTGATCGAATCATATCCATGATCGTCATATATGACAATCATTCCTGAGGCAACTTTATCAATCTCAGAGGCAGGCAGCATGTACTTCGTGATGTCTCTTCTCGGAGGGAAGCGTTTGTCGACTACCTTCGATATTGCGATGTCAGCATTTGGGTCTCCATATACTGGGAGCAAATCCCAGTACTTGCCGTCAGCAAAAACAGTCATTCCTGTATCCTCATGGGCATGCCAAGGATATATGACATACTTTGTGCGCAGGAACATAGCTTTTGTCTGGTAGCGACCCGAAACTTTACACATGTTTTCTTTAATGGATTTAAGGACAGTGTGGTAGTGATCTTGTTTGCCTTGGAGTTCCCAGTCATCAGTTGGAGCTTCCCAGTTTTCTTCCCATTTATCAGAAAAACTGAGAGGCACACCCGCATCGAGTAATGGTGGAGCATACCTATTAGGATTTGCTTTCTCCCTGCGTTTCCACACAGCAGAGCGAACAGTTCCATTTTTACTTGAACGCCATGCCGGATCATTCTCAGCCACATCAGTTGGAGATTGGTTCTCGGCAATAGGACACTTCACATCTCGTTGGGCAAGGTTATTGAATGTTTCATCTTGCCATGCCTGCGTCTGCTGACATAGTCTGTGAGTAGACAGCAGCTCGCCCTCATGTGTAAGAGCATACTTAGTACGGCAGTTAGGGCAGTACTTATAGTCTGAGGTAAGGAAGCATCTGCGTTGTTCTTTCGTGAACGAATGCAAATAAGAGCACGCAGGACACCTCCACTCAGTCCTACCAGTCACACAAGTTTTAAGACTGTTGTACACTGCGGTTAGGCCTTTCCACCCCACCCACAGAGCACACAGGACACCGGCAACAAGAAATATAGGGTGATTTTTCCATAGTTTCTTCAGTGTTTTCTTTGCTGCAATCCAAATCCCTGAATACCATGAAACTTGAATAGTCTCAAGATGTTGGGTCACATAAGCAGACATATAAGGTTGTCCTAAAATATAGTCTGACTGGAGCAACAGCAGATCCTGCCTTGGAACAGGGAGATGGAGCAGTGTAGGAGAGTAGATAAATCCCTGGCACATGGCCTCAACATACTCCTTCTTAGGAATGGTGATCTCGCCAGTAGGTTCTGCATTGGTACTGAAAATTATTGTCAGTGCGTCACCATCATCTCTATAAAGAGCATTCTCTTTGCAGCGACCTCTCTTAAAGAGGTGCTGATCCCTATTCCAATAAATAGAATCACCAATGCTGAGAAGAAGGGTAGAGTCAGAGTCAACTTGTCTATAGGTGGCAAAAATTGATTCAACAGCAAAATCTTGCTCATCTTCCTTGACACTAGGGTGAAGTTTCCAGAAGTCAACAACTATCTCATTCTTCTGCTTTAACTTTTCAGCTATCTCAGCTTTGACAAAAAGGTAGTCAGTATCTTTGGGTTTCCTTGTGTGGGTAAGATTGTCCCACATAGTCTTCCCAGAAGTCAACATGTCCTTTAATGAGGCCCAAGACTTAGCCGAAATGCAGATGTCAGGATCTGTAGGCATGTCAACACCTTCATCAGAGCCCCAGATGTACAGTAACTCATGTTCCCGCCAATGCTTAATAGCATCACCAAGTTTAATGAGAAACTTGTCCTTGGACAGGACCTCACCATCGACCTTGACAAAGCCAGGTCGTTCGATTTCTGCTTCAAGGAATGTTCCGACTGAAGGAAACGTGGTTTCTTTGTCATTGTCATTGAGTAATATGACTCCACGAAGGCCAAGGCGTCGTTTTACGCCTTCAACTGTTATCTGGTCAACAACACGAGCTGAGGGACTGCCACACCACCAGGATCCCACTTTCTCTCGCATCGATAGGTGCTTATCTCTCACTAGAAGATTGGAAGTGAGAAATATGACAGAAGGTTGCGATAGTTGATTATAAAAATTGAGATATTCATCCTGGTTTGCAATAAGCTGATCATCTATCCAGTACGCAAACGCCTGGCGCCATGTGCTTCTATCTTTTAAATCAACCTTATGGATCTTGGTATGTGCAAGGCGAGGAAACAGATGTTCTATGGAATGCATGAAACAAGTTTTTCCTCTTCCTGAATGACCTCTAATGTTGACAATGAAATGCTCAACACCTGCTTGTGGTTGACTAGCAGTAGGAGTGAAGGCAAGAGGAACAGCACGAACCTGAGGTTGAAGCTCTGGTATCGTATCATTTGGGAGAGGAACAGTCCTTCCTGTTCTGTGTATTTCAGAGAAGACAGGTTCTTTCACGCCTGTCCAGCTAGTCAGCAGGGCTCGCACAGAGTCGTCAACAGCTAGTGGGGGATGATTATTATGTTGTTGCCACATTAATGTATAAACATCAATGAGAAAGTCCTTGTAGGATATCTTAACTTCAGTGTCAACAACATGTCCAGCAGCATCAACAGCAGTAGACCTACGATAGTAGTTGAAGGTCTCAGGAGATCTGTCGCATATCACGTCTCGCGTGTTTAAAGATTTCATAAGCCTTTCTGCTTCAACATGTTCCATGCGATATGTTCTGATTCGAGAATTAATTGCTCTCTCAGCTTCTGCTGTAACAACATCTTGCAAGTCAGTTTTGCCAGAGTTACTAGTCAAAAACAAGACTCTAGACAAGTAATTTCTACTCTTATCAAATGCTGAAGGGATTTGAAAGGAAGGATCAGAACAGATATGGTTCAAGTACTGAAACATGGGGTCTGCTGAACCCCGAGCTCGGAACTCATCATAGGTGGAAAATATCTCTCCACTATATACATTGACATGGCCATTGTGGTTAATCTGCCAATGAAAGCATTCTGGAGACACATCTCCCATCATCTTGGCAAGTGCAGGGATAATGAATTTTGTAGTTGCAGTGGTCTTTCCAATACCGGGCAAGCCTGTCAACTCGATGAGTACTGTGGGTGTTCGTTTCTTCGAGCTGTGGTAACACTGGTTGATAGACACCCAGAGCTCAGAGAGCTTGCTCTGCTTTGACTGAAGAGTGCGAACATACCAGTTGACAACTTTAGACTTTGAGGATCGAGCATCGCGAAGGAAACGATCAAATGCTTTTGTCCATGAATCATACCTGTCAACGAGGTCAAGTCGGGTTGTAAACACACCCGGTGGAATGGCAAGTATGTTATCTGCTTCAAGGCATAAATCTTTATACCTCTTTTCAAGTTCCTCATCAGCTGCTGTTTCAAGTCCTGCAAGTTGATTGACTATAAAGTCTTGTGCTTGAGAAACGTTCTTAATGAGAGCAGCTCCTTGATTTGCACCAGATATCCATTTCATTATGTCAGTCTTTGAGGGGCTAAGTCCAACACCCACAGCACACAGTGTAGTTGTTATAAGGCCGATCACAAGTTTAGACCAATCTTGCTTAGATTGGGGTGTAGCAGTGAATGGATACACAACGGTTCTTTGATACTTTGGGACTCTCCACATATTGGCAGTAGCGTGAGTCAAGAACACAGGCCCAGGATGAGTTGAAAGAGCACCTTTATCAAGTGTGTGGTTATCAACCCATGATGCTAAGTTAAGCTGTGTACTAGCTTCAGAGTAAGTAATACGCCGCAAGTGAGACAAGCTTGAGATAACTGTCTTGGGGGAGCCAAAACATATAGGCATAAAGGGATACTTGTGTGCCATATCAACATCCCAGTAGATCTTATTGTCAGTGGCACGATGGATATTATGCGCACCAAGACCCCAAGGTTCGAGAGTAATTCGGCCTTTATCATAAATATAGCCAGGAGCTATAGGCCGGTGGTGAAACTCATTGGTAAGCCCTATGAGATTGTCATACGTGAACACAGCATTCTTTGTGCATCCACTAACTGCAGTGGTATTAACATTATAAAATGTTAATCCAATGCTTTCCAAGGCTTCTTCATCAGGATAGGCCTTAGCTATAGCCTGTATGTGTTGGTTGTGCTGTGACCCAAATAAAAGGGTTATAGTATCAATCCAAGAAGTAGGGTGATACCACTTGACAGTGAGAGGGCCAGAATTAGTGACAACAGTCACACATTTCTTTGTGCAATGGTGCACTCCAATCTGACTTCGTTTTCTGTTGTCTATCGGCTCAAAATGAGGGATAGATGGGGTCACTGGTGAAGCTGCAACAGGAGGGGGGACTGGTGCAGGTGCTAAGGGAAGAACTGCTGGTGGAGAAGGATTTGTTGAACATGGCTGTGATGAGGTAGATGTCTGTGATACAGAAGCCAACTGCGGCACAGAAGAACTTGGCACGGTGGTAGTTGGTGCCGAAGTGGACGAAGTCGTTCCTAGTCCTTGCGTACTTGTCCCAGAGGCAAGGAGGTGAATAGGTTCTAAAATTCTTCTTTTCTCACGCGGAGTAATGTCACCAGTTTTTTCATAGTTAGTGAGAACTTCAACAGTGTCAGAAACTGCTTTGGTAACCTTGTCAAATGTTTGTTTGACAAGGGGGGGAATAGCTATTCCCTGGATAATTGCACTTATGACACTAAGAGCACCAGTAATTATGGAAGTTATGTGTAAGGCACTCTCAAAACCAGCACTCTTCTTAAGAGCATAGC